CTACTGGTGCTATAAGACTACTTAACATCTCGGTTACTCCATCCTCTTACCGTATCCGACTCCCATATTCTTACAGCAAACCATATAATCGCAAACAAGCTAGAAACTGGTGGAAGCCATGCAGCCATTGCTAGTAAAGCGGTTGATCCTGCGGCTACATCTAAAACTTCTTTGCTTGATTCAATCATATTAAGGCCGTAAGTTAAGTTAGGAGTGAATTATCCTACATTGTAACTGCTTTAATCATTAGGTACAAAACATACCCCATACCACCAATTACAGACAAAGCAACGCTATTCCAGATAAAAGCTTTACGCCTTCGCGCCTGAGCATATACGGTCTTCTCTCGCTGATCTTTTATCTTCCTGCGCATATTCAATAGCTCCTGATACGCGCTTGCTCCGTAGGAGTACATAAGCAGTTCACGGAGGTCTTTTTCTTGCTGCTGGATCTTCTTGTTATTGGCAAACATCTCCATAGCCTCTTGCTCTATAGACTTGGATGCCACTAACCTTTTAAACAGAGGAGGGTTTTCTGCTTGCCTTTTCGCCTCGTTGAAATCACTAACAGCGCCGTACCACTTGCCAACCTGCCCAAGAGTGTTTTCGATTTCTTGGCCAGCGGATACCATCTTTTGTACCATTTTAAAGGCACTGGTAGCCATGGCAACGGCGCTGATAGGGTCAATCATAGTGGTTAGCTCTCTTCGGGGGTTTCAGTCTCTAAGTCAGCAACCAGCATATTAACAAAAGCATCTTTCCCTACAGACAACTGGTCTAAATTAAACTGGGTGGACTTGATCTTTCTATCTAGGTCATTACAGTGGTTAATCATTGCCTGTTGCTGCGGGGTCATGTCTTCAAAAGTGTACTCAACGCCATTTACTTCAATAGGGTTTGTTTTTTTCTCGCCCATGATAATTTCCTTTAGTTGGTTGGTTAAATTTACTTGTCGGCTATGCCGGTGGTGGTTACGAATCGCAGCACAGTGACGCAGGAAGCTATGACGCAACCTACCGCCGCCTGACCTGCTGGTGACACAGGTAAGAACCCAACGTAGCCCTGAAGGATGCTCAGGACTGCGAGGGCTATACTAAACTGTACGGTCTTAGATTTGAGGCTTTTTAATATGATACTCATTCTGCGGCGTATCCTTTGCCCGCTAAAATAGCTCCGTTTACTGCGGCCATGTCTTCGCTGCCCCAATCTTCTTTAGCTACCATAAGCTCTAGATGCTGCACATTACGATCAACACATTCTTGACGGTCTGCGGCATCATTATCTGCCATAGAGTCTCCGGCGATAATAGATGTTATAAGCTCAATGCTATCACCCATTGCTAAGTAGTCTTGTGCTAGTTGTTCTGCTGTTCTGTCCTGTTCCATTTTATTTATCCTTCTAAGGTTTCGAGTCTTGCGGTGAGTTCTTGTATAGCTTTAACCAAGATTGGTATTAGTGCGGCCTCTGCTACTTCCTGAGAGCCATCTTCTCTGTCGTCCCAGAGTCTAAAGCCGTCCTTCAAGCCGCTATCAGCATCAATAGCTACTTTAACTTCTTGGGCTATAAAGCCGTGGTTAGTTTGTGTGTTTTTGAATACTTCAGTGGAGCCTTCTTCATAGGCGCTGAAGGTTTCTGGGAGTTCGCCTAGTGTCCTATAGTTCCAAGTGCGAGGCTTTAGAGCATTGATAAAGCTTAGTCCTGCGGTAGAGTCTGTGATGTCCTTCTTGTAGCGTTCATCGGATACTGTAGCCCATGTTGCTACGCCGTGTGCGGCTCTTATGTCATTAGCGCCATCGCCTATAGTCGTGTAGTCAGACGCGCCACTAACGTTATAGCCTATGACAACACAGTTACTGTTACCTGCCGCGTCAGCATGAGAGCTTTTTCCTAAGAAAGTATTGTAGCCGCCTGTGGTGGTGTTATACCCCGCTTCAGCTCCGAGCGCAGTATTAGCTACCCCTGTGGTGCTTGCACTTAAAGCGTTTCTTCCCACAGCGGCAAGGTCAGTACCTGTGGTATTACCACCTAAAGAGTTATAACCCACAGCAGTGTTGTTAGATGCTGTGGTGTTAGCCGCCAAAGCACCTGCACCAAATGCTGAGTTACTCGCACCTGTAGTGTTTTGAGACATTGCAGCAGTAACATTGCCGATATAATAAGCACCAAATGCCGCGTTACCTGAGCCTGTAGTGTTAGCACCTAAAGCACTTCTACCGACTGCTGAGTTACCAAGTCCTGTGGTGTTTCCTAATAAAGCATAAAGACCCACCGCAGTATTATCGGTTCCTGTGGTATTAGCACCTAAAGAGCTATAGCCAACAGCCGTGTTGTTGTCTGCGGTTGTGTTTGCTCCCAAAGCCGCCTGACCAATGGCAGTGTTAGAGCCTCCTGTGGTGTTAGCATCTAAGGCTGTACTACCTACAGCGGTGTTTAAAGCACCAGTAGTGTTTGAAAGTAAGGTTTCACACCCTACAGCTACGTTGTTAGCGCCTGTAGTATTAGCACCAAGCGAAGCATAACCCACAGCAGTGTTGTTATCAGCCGTTGTGTTGGCGTCTAGTGCTAGTGCGCCTATGGCTACGTTTGAAGTGCCTGTGGTATTGGCGGCTAAAGTGTTATAGCCCACTGCTGTGTTGTTAGATGCTGTGGTGTTGGCTTTTAACGCAAGCCCCCCAAACGAGGTGTTATTAGAACCTGTAGTTGTATAACGTAACGCATCACGTCCCATCGCAGTATTATAACTTGCTGTAGTTAAGGTACTTAAAGCATAAGCACCTAATACCGCATTGTTTGCACCTGTAGTAATAGACTGACCCGCTTTCATCCCGACAGCCGAATTAGAGTTACCCGTGGTTACGCCGCCCAGAGCGTCAACTCCTGCACCAGTGTTTTCTACAGCGGTAGTAATCGCATCACCTGCTCTAAAACCAATTGCCGTATTATTATCACCAGTAGTAATCGCAGTACCTGCCTCATCTCCCACGACAGTATTATAATTACCACCCGCGATGATGGAGTTACCTGCGTTTACGCCTGCGACAAAGTTAGATGTGCCTGCTGTTGTAGTTTCAATGCCGCCGACATGGGCTACGCCTGATAGGTAAAGGTCTTTAAATTTATAGTTGGGAACGCCTAAATCAATAGTTCCGTTACTGACAGTATTTCCCGTGTCATAAGGTGTAATTGCATCCTGCGAGTTCCAAAATAGAAGACCTACATCACCAGTACCTATATATGTTGAAGATAATTGAGTACCAATAGACCCTACAGTTGTGCCGCCTTTTTGGAATATTGCAAGGTCGCCGTCAGACGTGAGCCTGTTAAGCTGTAGGCTTACGCTACCGTCTGCTACATGTTGGGCAGTTCCATTAGGTTGTATTTGATGACCAGCAGTTCCAATGCCTGTGCTAGACTTACCCACCAACAGGTTGCCTGAGGAGTCTATGCGCATGCGTTCTGCGCTAACAGTTTCATCAGAAAACACTAATGAGTAATTATTAGAACGAACGGAATAATATCTTTGACTGTTTTGTAAGCCAATGCCAGTTGGGTTGGACGTTGTACTCTTAATATGCATAGCCTGACTAGGCGAGTTAGTGCCAATACCTACGTCTCCGCTGCCCGTGACTACTAAATCATCGCGCGAATCAGTATTATTGCGAACTCTCCACTTGCCATTATTGTTTGACATCTGAAAGCTATCACCATCAGCATCTTCTAAGGTAATAGCTGGCGTGGTGCTTACAATATGGATGGATTGTTCAGGGCTAGAAGTGCCAATACCCAAAGCCTCCGCAGACGCATCCCAGAAAAACTTAGGCGTTGTGCCTGTGTCCTCGTAGAATCTGATGTCTCCGTTGTTGTTGAACTTAGCAACACTTTTGCTGTTTACTTCAAATAAATGATAACCTGAACTAAGAGTAGAAATATGCTTATAAGCACCATTACTTGAGACTTGGACAGAACCACCACCGAAAGAATCAATGCTTAATGCACCAGCTCCTGTATTTACAACAGCATTACCATCAACAGTCAAACCATCCATCGTGGCGGTGCCAGTAACGTCTATGCCTGTGGAGGTGGTGGAGATTCGTGTAGTATTATCAAACTTTAATAAGGACGCGCCTCCATTGATAAACTGAGCGTACCTATGCGATCCATCGGCACTTTGGAAGTAGATATTGTCTGACGCTTGTATATAGAGATTACCTGTGCCTGTGTCATTTATAAAACTATTGGCTCCATCATGGTAAATCTCAAGATCACCACCCGCACCAAACTTAGCCTTGACGTTATCACCAAGATCTAAGCCGTCAGCCGTTATAGTGCCAGTAACGTCTATGCCTGTGGAGTTAACAACAAGAGGTGTAGTGTCTAACGATGATGACGCAGATAATCTAAAGTTAATTACCTGACCAACAGTGCTGTGGTCAATGTATGCAGCGCCTGTAGGTTTAAAGCGCACATAGTTGTTAGCAATCTCAGAGTTATTTACACCGAAGCGGAACAGTCCAGAAGTATCAGTATCACCAGTAACATCTATGCCTGTGTCTGTTGTTGAAAACTTAGTAACTCCATTGTAGCTAAGGTCAACAGAGCCGTCCTTTGCAAAGCCTGCCATGTTTTCGCCTACATCAGATCGGATCTGAAAGCTGGCTGCGTCAACCCTTAAATTTCCTGTACCTAAACCTTTAATATAACTGTGGCTGCCATCATGATAAATCTGTAGATCATCACCAGCACCAAAGGTAGCCTTGCCGTTGTCGCCTAGTGCTATGCCGCCGTTGGCTGTGATTTCGCCCGTAAAGGTAGCGCCCGAAAGCTCTGCCTTATCAGTGTTTAAGTTGGTAAAGTTAGCATCAACTTCGTTATTAGTTAGGGGCGAACCTTTGCCAGCCCTTGTCGTGATAGTAGCCATTGGAAGCCCCTTCTAATTAAGATGCGGTTAAAGTAATAGTCCAAGTTACTGACATAGTATCGTCAGCGGCTTTATTCACTACAGCAAACACTGTACGACAAAGCATAGTGCCACTAGATGCAGCGTTAAATACGCCAGCCTCTGTAACGGCTCCTGTGCCCTCTCCTGCTTCAAACGATGAAACGTAGGTAATGGTATTGCTAGAAGCAGAAGTGCTGTCTAACGCCTCCCTAGAGCCTAGAATCGACACTAGATCGGTCTGGCCTGAAGATGCAGCGGTAGTGCCTGAACCTAAAGCCATGTGCGACATCACACCGGCAGAAGTGCCACCCATGCGCGAGCAAATAAACTCAAGGCCGGAGCTAACCACCAAGTTATGTATCTCACGGCTTTCTTTTACATTGCCATTTTTGTCTTTCAATACTAGCGCAACATCACCGCTCAGCTTTAATTCTTCGTTAATCATAAATCACCTGTTAAAAAGTTCGGCTTGCGCCAACATAATCTTCTGAGAAATAGTCAAAGGCGCAATAACCCTGACTTCGTAAGGAACCTGTATCATTAGGCCCGATTGTATCACTAACCGCGCTCATACTAGAATAGGCAAAAGAATCCGATAAAGTAGACAAGTCTGATGTAACTTTTGTAAAAGTCATCTCTTGGTCGTCTTCAGCAGAAGCTTCACCGTCTAAGTCATCGGTTACCCCAGCAAGCTCATCAATAAACTTGTGAAAGCCCATAGTCTGATTTTCGCTGGCAGATGAATTATCTTGCAGTGCTTTACCGACTGCAAACGTATCAATCTGATCTGAGGTTAAACCAGAATCAGCCTGTACTGTGCCAATATCTAACGCGGCAGAATCCGCAGTGACTGAGCTATCAGATAAAGTCTTGCCAACTGATTGCGTTGCAAGATCGGTTACTGCCTGAGAGTCAGATAAAGACTTGCTTATAGACTTAACCTGAACATCAGATAGACCTAATACCTCAAAAAAGAACCTAAAGATTAGGAAGTCACCAACCTTAATGCTGGCAACGGCTTTCTTGAAACCTATCTCTGCAACGGCTTTCTTAAAAGCGACTATTGCGTTAATCATTAGAAGTCAGCTCTTAAATAGAAGTTTAGCACTGAAAATACCGTTTCTATTGTTCCACTAGAGTATGTGATTTCTATTTCGCCTTCGTAATACCCTGCATCAATGTCTAGCTGAGTGCCGGAAAAAGAGAAGATAGCAATGCCGTCTTGGAAATTGTCGCCTACGTCAGCCGCTGCTAGAGTAAAAAGGACTGTAGGGGTATCTTTAGCTCTAAACTTTAACGCGCAAGTGCCATTAGCAAAGTTGATTACGCTGCCGTCATCGTCTCTGGTCAATACAGCTTGTATTTGAGGGGCTTGGTCACCCTGTACTAATTGATAAATTCTCATGCATTACTCCGGCTTTGTAGGCCATATTATATCATCTAAAGATGTAGCGGCTGCGTAAGTTTCGGGAACGTCTCGCAGTGCTTGCCGGTAAACTGCCCATTCTGTTTTCTTTGTAGTGGTTAGCGGAGTGTCTGGGAACTGCGTCCAATCTGATCCCGCTATTGCAATATCTCTAAGACCCCTAACATTCGACCAATAAATTTCAGACGCAAAAATCCAAGCGTTATTTGCCCATTGATGCCAATCGTCAGTAGCGGCATCTCTTGTTTGCCACCCTGCGTCCCAGTACCAAGTGTTTAAAACTTCTTGATCGTCAGAGTTGTGATCAATATGCCTAGCAATGCATTCATTGTAAGTCTCGCCATCTACATACATATCATCAACAGCAGGGCTAATAGTGTACGCCACTTCACCGTTAATTTTAACCATTGCTACCTTTATCATGTAAAAGTACCTATTAAATTTGTTTTAAACCCGCCACCAAAAAGTGACGATGTAGGGGTGCCAATAATAAATGATGGGGCTAATTGATGTTTAATTGTATTGTTACCGTAATCCCAAACAACAAAATAGGAGAAAACGGCAGACAATTGGCTGTTAATTTGGCCAATTCCTAAATCAGCTTTTCCTGTCATAAGAGCATAGACTCCACTCATACTAGGAACATTCATTGTTGAAGCGGTACTGGTAGACGTAATAAATTCAAAAGATACTTGCTGGACTCGAAAATTGCCGTTGTTGGAATTAAAAGCAGGATCGCCATTAACCTTGTTAACTAACAATCCGTGATCAGGATTATTATTAACGGGCATATCAACGGATCTAACTGCAATAATCCAGCTAATCGACTTTAAGGTTGAGTCATTAACGGCCTGCTGGAAAAAGAACTTGTTAGTGCTTGCTACATATTTGAAAGTTAAGCCAGTCACGCCGCTTTCTGTAACTGCTTTAGCAAAAATAACGTAAGATGCTGGAGTGTTAGCTGGAAGATCTACAGTATTTTGAGTGTTTCCGTAGCTAGAGCTAACTGTCCCGCTGGCAAATACTGCCATATTGTCATAAATTCCGTCAATTTGAATAAAGCCAGATTCGTTTTCGCAAATAATTCCATAACTCATACTCTAAACACCTCTACTTCATAAGCTAAAGATGAACTGCCAGTGTTAACATGCTTAAACAAGTTTGTTCCCATTTCTAAGCGGCCAGTATAATTTACAGTAATTCTGTCATTTAGACCCCAAGTTCCGTCATTTGACATTCCAGAAACTGTAATGGTCGTTGTAGAGTTTCCAGCAGTTGTACCTGTGTAAAGGGCTACAAAACGCACCTCTCTATCAGTAGTATCTAACCTGACATTCCCGCTCGCATCCCATACGTTAAGACCATAAGCCATTAGGCAAGATTCCCTAACTTAACTCTAAGAGTAGACCCTTCATAAATTTTTATAACGTCCGATTCTATCTCCATTCTTGAGCCAGTTGCCGCAGATTTAATGCTAATTCCTGCGCTTGCCGTTCCTGAGATATTAACCTGACTAACGTCAATAGTACCTGTCTTCAACAAGCCGCCATTAATGGTAGTTATCTCAGAGCTTGACGCATTTGCAAGCTCGCTGTTTAGGTTGGTAAACGTCACCAATCCGTCAAATTGAACGCTATTAAAGGGAGTGTTAAACGTTCTGGTCTGCGTTCCATCAAACTCAGCTTCAGTGACATGCCAGTAAGTGGCCCAGTATTTAGCGTCACCACCTGTATTGGTTGGCGGGGTAGTTGACCAGTTAGCGGTTAATCCTCCAAATGATCCTGTATTAAAAACAAACTCAGTTGCGCTAGGAGAGGACGGAGCCGATGCCTGAGAAACCGAATAATAAAGATAGCCGTCCGCACTTCGTATGCCAGCGGCTCCATTAGTTCCGTCAGTTCCGTCAGTTCCGTCAGTTCCGTTAGTTCCGTCTGTACCGTCTGTACCGTCTGTACCGTTTGAGGCAAGAAGCTGCGGGGCAGACCAATCACTTGTTCCAGTTACTGAATCTGTAGAACTTGTCGATGTAGCTATTGCGTTACAAACATATAAATTGTCAGTTCCTGCGGGGACAGTTCCAGTAAAGCTATTGCCCAAATCATTATTATTAAACGTAGCAGTGCTAAACGTCCAAGTTCTTGTTGTGCTTGGTTTGTCTGTTACGGTAGAGCCAGATCTTTTGTAAGCGTAAACAACAGCCGTATTAAATCCATTAGTTCCGTCTGTACCGTCTGTACCGTCAGAACCTACACTTCCTAAAATATTAGGTGCCGACCAATCAGATGCAGCAACAGAATCAGTTGCACCTGACGATGAAGCAACAGCAGCGCAAATGTAAAGGTCATCTGATCCTGAAGGAACTGAAGCAGTCCAGCTATTTCCTAAATCATTGTCGTTAAATGTTGCCGTAGAAAATGTCCACGTTCTCGCCGTTGCCGGCTTGTTTGTAGAAGCTAAAGCTGATGCTGAACGCTTGTATGCATAAACAGGTGCGGTATTTATTCCATCAGAACCATTATCTCCGTCAATTCCGTTGCTGCCGTTTTGAACAAACAAGATTGGAGAAGTCCAGCTTAAAGTAGCATCTGTACCTGTAGCTCCTGCTATTTGAGCTTGAGTTGTTGATGCATAGATTGGATCAGTTCCTGACGGAATAGATGCAGACCAATTTGAGGGGGCAGTAATTGTATTGTTTGTAAAGTTGTAAGAGCCTCCAGAAGGAGCCGATGGCGATGAAGACGATCTTTGATAAACAGGAAAAACAAATGTACTTAATCCGTTTGCCCCATTAGTTCCATCGGTTCCATCGGTTCCGTCTGTGCCATTACCGCCATTTTCTGCAATTATTACAGGTGTAGACCAAGTTCCTGCCGTAACAGTGCCGGTATCTCCTGATACGGAAAACTGGAATGTGGCTTGATAAATTGGATCAGTTCCAGTAGGCACGGCAATAGACCACCCGCTAGGAGCGGTTAACGTGTTTGTGCCAAAGTTAAACGTACCACCTGTAGGTGCTGAAAGCGCAGTTGCAGACCGCTTAAATATTGGAGCTGTAAAAGTAGAGGTTCCGTCAGAGCCGTTAATAGCTTCGGCATTAGTGGTCGCATTAACCACGCCTGTAAATGCTGACTTATTGCCGCTGTAGTCCACTGACTTAAACTTGTAGTAGAAAGCAGTAGCATCAGCAATGCCACCGTTTAAGAATTCAGTTACTGCGCTAAATCCACCGCCTACAGTAGCCACTTCAGCATAAGTGCCGCCTGAAGAAGTTGATCGATAGACTTCTACGTTAGAAAAGTCCTTGTCAGCAGGGTTAGTCCACTTTAGGCTGATTGACTTATAACCAGCCGTAGCTGATAGAGATGTGGGAACTGCTGGTGCAGTAGTATCGCCCGTTGCTGATACGTTAGCTGTTGCGTATGAGCTGCGAACGCCAATGTCATTGATTGCGCGAACCCTAGTGTAATAAAGCTGACCGCTAATTAGAGGCGATATAGTATGCTGCAAGCCGTCAACGTCTACAGTGTTCCATGTGGAACCATCTGTTGACCACTGGTAATCATACCGAACGACAAAAACATCCGCGCTGGCAACCCAAGTAGATGTTATCTGTGGGACTATATTTCCATCATTATTGACGGTGGTGGATGCTGTGCCAGTAAAAGAAGTAGGAGCAAAAACACTGCTGCCGTTATATAGGCTTACTTCGCCACCAGATAAATAATCTTCTTCGTCAGAAGCTGCCCAGTCATATATTTCAGAAGCCGTTTCTATCGCGCTGACATTGACTATAATCTCTCCCTCCAGGCTGAGATCAAAGCTATAACCTAATACGTCAAAGACTTTTGATGTCCATCCAATCTTGGCGTTGGTGATCATAATAGTATCACCCGCTTTAAACTTTAAGGCGGCAAGGTTGCAGGGAACTGTAATCTGAGTCTGCTGTCGTGATTGTAACAAGGCCAATTTAGCCAGACGCTGCGCTCTAACGCTACTGGTCGTAAAAGGCAAAGGCATATCAAGGTAAATAGGATCGCCATCAGCCGCGCTGTAGGTGCTGCTAATAACGGAAGGATAATCGGCCAGAATATAGTTATCTTCAGAACTTAAAAATACGCCTTTCACGCCATTGTAAATACTGCGTCTGCTTTGCTTTGTTTGAATTGATACAGCGGCAACCATTACAGATTCATCAATGGTTACTGTTGGGGCTGTGTAGGCTGCGCCAGAGATAAAGTATTCACCGCCAGAATGAATGAGCCTGCCTGCCATCGATGACAATAGTGACTCAATGTTATCTTGCCTTGAACTGCCTGTATTTAATACGCCATCACAGACGTATCTGTTTTGAGTCCCGCCAGCAGTTAAAGCAACTTGTTGATCACAAAGAACTTGAGCCGTAGATAATGCAGTAGCGTTAATGTTTGCGGTGACTTCGGCCAGACCGTATTTAGTATCAAGAAGATAATCCCGAACAATTAAAGCGGGATTCTGAGTCCATACTGTCGTTGCTGTCGTTGGGTTATAAACTTTTTTCCCGCGAACGATTGCAGATACGTTGGGAAGTCCGTTAGCAAACTGTTCAGCATCATATTCTAGGCGAACATAAATATAGGCTGTATCTAATAGTTTGTGATCGGTAGTCCACTGTGATGACGCGGAAACCAGAGTTGAGTCTGCTGTTGTTTGAGTCCCATCATGTAAACCAAGGTAAACGTAAGTTCCCCAGCTACCAACAAAACTGCCGCCATCCCAAATCTTCTGATCATTAAAATAGATTTCTTCATAGGCATCAATAGCATGACCAGCTATAGCAATGACCATGTGCATGAATTTGTTTTCTTCTCCAGTTGAGTCTAAATAAACAATCGACCCGCCAACTCTAGCCCTACCATACACTATCTTTCTAGTGGAGGCAGGTTCTCGCACCGTCATAGTCGTTCCAGACATTTGCTGACCCATTGACGGAGTAGGCATCAACGCCCTAGAAACCATAGAGAGTCCAGCACCAATAGCAAACGCTGCCGCAAAAGACCCTAAAGCCCCAAGCCCAAAAAGGCTTAAACTTGCTGCTGCCGCCCCTGCTGCTGATGCTAATCCTGCTACTGCTGCAATTGCCATTTTATCTACCTAGAAATTTAGAATAAACGCGCTCTATCAGATCAAAGCCCATGCCAAGCATTAGGCTATCAAATGGAATATGCACCTTTGTATTAATCATTAGCAAGGAAACGCCACGCTCCTTACAGTAATCTTCTGCAAACTTTATTAGCTTATAGCCTGTTGCTCCCGCCCTGCTATCTGGAAGTACAAACAAAACATCATTATTTGCAAACTTGTGGTCTTGATAATGAATGCTTTGTGAAACCATCAGGACAAAATAACCAACCAGTGTTCCGTTATCTCTTGCTGTAAATATGGTAAGAATCCCAGCAGCGTCTAGTTTAGCGTATTCTTTCCAGTTTGGGTTTAGCTTTATCTCGCCTTGGTTTAACGCTACCAATTCCCAATGCTTATCGAGCAAAGGTTTGATCTCATCCTTTACGTTCGCCATACATTCGTGAGCAATAGTAATCAATTGGCTTACCTAAAAGGAAATGAGCTGATGTTAGTGTTTGTATTCATTGATGCAGGCGAAGGCCGACCCCAGACAATTTCTTTCTCTTGAATCTTAGCGACAAATTCAAAACCTTTATCTGTGGGGTGTTCAATCTTTTGATCTTCTGCGGTGTAACGCCTAACAGCCGTTCTTTGAAATGCAATTAGCTTATTCTCTGCCGTCACTGTAATCGTAGACGTATCGCCAGCATCCGCAATCGTCATTACATCCATAAACCCGCTAAACAATATAACAGGGCTAGAAATTAGATCACCGTTTTCATCAAATGCGCCTAGACGGATAGTCATCGGCCTGCCTTGGTACGGTTCATCTCTAGCCAAAGTCAATAATGATGCCTTGATACCCGCTAATGTAACGCTTGCCCCGTTAGCTGTTAGATCACTTGTCTCTTGTATAGAGGCAATGTTTAACAAATCCCCCGCACCCAAATAGGTGTTGGAGTTGTAGGCTAAATCACCGTAACCAGACCACAAGAAAATGCTTCCAGATGTAAACTCAAGATCAAGCAGGTAGATTGGTCGCACTAATTCAGCGACTGCAACCGCCTGCATTTCGGTGCTTAATACTCTGCTCATTATAAAGCCTCAGTAAATGCGAAACTAAACCCATAAATTGACGCAGCGTCAGTAGACCAACCTATATCGTTACTCGATAAACGCCATAAGCTTTTAGGTAAGGTAAAGTCCAAAACAGTGCCAGTAGTAACCGCTGCCCTTAATGGGGGCTGAAAGTTTAACGTCCCTGCGCCAGATGCCTTATCTGACGTTACCATGTAAAGGTAATCACCGACTTGAAAATAAGTGCCTGCCGTAACCGCAGTTGCAGCTACTGAAGTCGTAAGAGTTTCAGATCTAACAGCAGCCGTTCCCGTTGTCGTACTGGTTGCTGTACTGGTATGCAACGGATGACCGAACGTAAACGTACCAAAACGGCCTTTTAAGCCTACTATAAAAGCCTCGACTGATCGTGCCTCTGCGTGAGTCAAAGGCGGTAGTGACACCTCTGCTTCCCATATAGCCCCTTGATGTGTATACACCTGCTGATCATAAGTAAACGGTGATGAAGTAACAGCGACCGCCCGTTTTAATCGCAGGCTAATTGACTGCAATCCTACATTTGGAAATGCTAAAGGCATTTTATGCTCCCACTAAGGCTTTGCTGAATCCACCACCGCGCTGTCTTGCGTCTGCAACTGCACCTTTGGCGGCATTGGCTATCTGTGGCATCAGTGTAGCAATTTCTGCACGAACTGTCTGCTGCACGCCTGTAGTGACGTTAATGGTCTGGTTAACGGTAACGCCGCCACCACCAATTCTGTTGTTAGGTACAATTGACCCTTGCGAGTTAGGCACGAACATTTCTGGCCCG